GGCGCCGCGCGATCCTCGGCGATCCCCGCAGCGGCTCGGAAGTCGCGCGCGCCTATGGCGTGCATCAGAAATCGGTCTATCGGCTTTGGGGAAAGGCGCGCCGCCGGCCCGAAGGCGCGCAGCTCGATTTCTTCCCGACGCCGCCGAAGCGCTAGCGCTCGAAGACGAGCGGAGGAAAGCCCTTGCCGTACCAGTCGGCCTCGACCTCGACGGTGGTGAACTCCAGGCAGCCGGTATACCTGACCCCGTCCATGACGCATCGATCGATGGTGCGCAGCTTGAAGGTAGGGAGCAGCGAACAGTGCTGCTTGACCCAGATGCGGTCCTCGCCGAACCCTTTCGGATCGACATACTCGAAACGTAGGGACGACGTGCCTATGCTCGCGCCGCTGGCGCTATGGATCGAGACAGTTCCGGTCAGGGTTTCGAGCAGCTTGCCGCTGTGATTTTGAACCGTCACACCGACGGTGCATCCGCCCGCGCCGGAAACAAACTTAATCCCGGCGACCAAGGTGAAAAGCTCGCCAGCCCCGGCCGGCATCGCCAAAGCGGCGGACACGATCAGCGCGGCGGCGGATTTTCCGAGCATTCGAAGGCGTCCCCGTAACAGGTGTTACTCTGACCGATCGGCGGGCGGGCTCGTAACGTCGCGAGCATGCGCCAGATCAATCCCCGGGCTCAAGAGCTTGTCGTCACGCCCGACGACATCGACATTCTCGCCAAGACGATCTTCGGGGAGGCCCGCGGCGAGCCGCTGGCCGGCCAGATCGCCATCGGCTGGGTCGTCATCAACCGCGCGACGATCGACCTGAAGGGCGACGGCAAGCCCGATTGGTGGGGCGAGGGCATCCGCGGCGTCTGCCTCGCCCCCTGGCAATTCTCCGCCTGGAACCCGGACGATCCGAACCGCGCGCTGCTGGACCGGATCACGACCCGCGATCCCACCTTCCACTATTGCTACGCGGTCGCCGCCCTCACCGTCGCCGCCGCGCGCGGCATGCCGGTCGACGGCGCCTGGCTCGATCGCACCAACGGCGCGACGCATTACTACCGCGCCGGGTCGCCCGTTCCAAAATGGGCGCGCGACCGAAAGCCGGTCGGCGCGATCGGCCATCACCTGTTCTTCAACGACGTCGAGAAGTAAGCCTGGGAGGGCCTGATGTTCGCTGTCCGCCTGCTGGTTGCCGCCTGCCTCGTCCTCGCCGGCATGCTCGGGATCTCCGCGCGCGCCTTCGCCGAGACCGCCTCGACCGTGGTCGACATGTCGTCGCTCGGCGCGCAGCTCGTCCAGGTGCTCGGCGCTGCACTGCTCGCCGCCGGCCTGTGGCTTATCCGCCTGCTCCAGGCCAAGTTGAAGCTCGATGCGGACGCGGCGGTCCGCGTCTACCTGGAGACCGCGCTGCGGAACGGCATCGCCTATGGCGTGGTCCGCGCCGAGGAGCGGATGCGAAGCTCCGGCGCCGCCGCGATCGACTTCCGGTCCGACGTGGTCGCGGTCGCGGCGCAATACGTCAACGACAAGGTGCCCGACGCGCTCAAGCGGTTCGGCATCGACATCGACCACCTGGACGAGATGATCCTCGCGCGGCTGCCGGATGTTCGGGCGGCCGAAGCGAAGGCGCCGTGAGTATCGGCGGATATGGCCTCGCCGCGCTCGCCCTTGTCGCCGCGCTCTTCGGGGCCTGGCTTACCGTCCGCAAGGTCGGGAAGCTCACGGTCGAGCGCGACCAGGCCGAGCAATCGGTGGATGCGGCGCGGACCCGTATCGAGGTGGGCGATGCGAACCGCCGCCGCAGCGATGCTGATCTTCGTGACCGGCTGCGCCGCAAGCCGCCCTGATGCAGCGTGCGTCGCGTTCCGGCGGCTCGACCTGTCGGACCAGATGATCGACGCCTCGACGCGCGACGACGCGTTGCAGCTCAACGACCACAACGACACCTGGGACCGGCTTTGCCGGAATGGCTGATGGAAGCGGCTGACTTCTGGCTCGGCGTCGCATGGAAGGCGTTCAGCATCCTGGGGCTGATCGTTTCGGCGATCATCGCAATCCTGTTGCTGAAGCTTAAAAGCGAGTTCGCGACCAAGAGCGAGCTGGCGGCCATCGCCAAGGAAAGCGGCGAGACCAGATCCAAGGTGACCGTGATCGAGACCGTCCTCGGCCAGATGCCGAATAAGGATTCGATGCACGAGCTGGCGTTGACGATCGAGCGGCTACGCGGCGACTTAAAGGCGGTCGCGGCCCAGCTCGACGGCATGGGGGGAACGTTGAAGAGGATCGACGTGACCCTGGATCGCCATGAGGACATCCTCAGCGCCGCCGCGCGGGAGAGTTGAACGTGAAGACGTCCGTGGTTGAGCTCTGGTTCCAGCACCTGCGCCTCTCGATCCTGAAGTTCCTCCTGGAGCTGCGGTTCTCCGGCGCCAACGAAAGCCTGCTGCTCGACGCGCTGCGGGATCTGCGCATCAAGGCGGACCGCTCCCAGGTGCGCGAGGCGCTAGCATGGCTGGCCGAGCGCAACCTGATCAAGATCGACCGCTTCGGCGACGATGGTGGGCTGATGCTGGCGGAGATCACCGAGCTGGGGATCGACGTCGCACTCGGCGATCGTCAATGCGAAGGGGTGCGTCCTCCGAGCCGGAAGGTCTGACCCTTGGCCGTCCGCTCGAAGGTGACCGCGCTGCCGGCGCCGCTCAAGGCCACGGTCGACAGGCTGCTGTCCAGCGGCCGGCATACGCTGGACGAGATCAACGAGCATCTGAAGAAGCTCGCCGACGCCGAAGGGGTGCCGGCCGAGGACCTGCCATCGCGGTCCTCATTGGGCCGCTATGCCACCAATTTCGACAAGGTCGCCGGCAAGATGCGGGAGGCGCGCGAGGTCGCCGCCGGCATCCTGGACAAGTTCGGCGCCGAGCCCGAAGGCGATGTGAGCCGGCTGCTGATGGAGCTGCTGAAGACCGTCACCTTCCAGGCGCTCGGCGAAGCGGCCGAGCATGGCTCGGATGCGAAGGACATCATGTTCCTGTCCCAGGCGATCAAGAATGCGATCGGCAGCGGCAAGCTCCACGCCGAAGAGCGCGCCACGATCCGGCGGGTTGCAGCCGACGAAGCCCGCGCGGCGACGATCGTCGAGACCGAACAAGCCGTCGAGAAGGCGCGCACGGCCAAGGGCGTCAGCGAGGATGCCTATCATGCTCTGCGCAACATCCTGGCGGGTCTCAAGGCGGGGAGCGGCAACGAGGCGAAGCCGTGAACCTCGCTGCCCTGGACGTCCTTCTCGGCTATCAGCAGCGTTGGATCGCCGATCGCAGTCCGGTCAAGGTCGCGCAGAAGGGCCGCCGCATCGGCCTAACTTATGGCGAGGCGGCCGATAGCGCGCTGGAAGGCGCGCGCGAGTTGGGCCAGGACACCTGGTACATCGGCTACAACCAGGACATGGGCCGCGAGTTCATCGAGACGGTCGGCGATTGGGCGCGCCGGATCGATGCCGCCGTCGACACGTTCTTCGAAGAGGTCGCGGTCGAAGACGATAAGGGCGACATCCAGGCGTACCGCGTGCGCTTCGCCTCCGGGCACAAGGTCACGGCGCTTTCGTCCCGGCCATCGAACCTGCGCGGCAAGCAAGGCCGGGTGCGGGTCGACGAAGCCGCCTTCCATCCTGCCCTGGCCGAGCTGCTCAAATCCGCCCTGGCCCTCAACATCTGGGGCGGTTCGGTCGGCATCATCTCGACGCATGACGGCGTCTCGAACCCGTTCAACGAGCTGGTCGAAGACATCAGGAAAGGGCGGAAGGACTACAGCCTCCACACCATCACCTTCGACCAGGCGCTCGAGGAAGGGCTCTATCGCCGGATCTGCGAAGTGAAGGGCGTGGAGTGGTCGCCGGAGGCCGAGGCGGCATGGCGCGCCAAGATCTTCGCCGATTACGGCGACGCGGCCGACGAGGAGCTGCTCTGCATCCCCAAGGCGTCGTCGGGCTCCTACATCCCCACGACGCTGGTCGAGAGCCGGATGACGGACGCCAAGGTGATCCGGCTCACGCTGAAGGACGGCTTCCTGGAGATGCCGGAGCATCAGCGCGTCGGGTTCATCGCCGAGTGGTGCGAACAGCACCTGGCGCCCGAGCTGGCGAAGCTCGACCCCAAGGCGGAGAGCTTCCTCGGCGAGGATTTCGGGCGGACGATCAACAGCTCGGTCCTCTGGCCCGTGCAGATCCAGGCGACGCTGCGCCGGCATACGCCCTTCGCGGTCGAGATGAACAACGTGCCGCATGAGGCGCAGCGGCAGATCGTCTTCTACGTCATCGACCGGCTGCCCCGCTTCGGCGTCGGCGCCTTCGACGCGGGCGGCAACGGCTCCTATCTCGCGGAGGTGACCGGGCTGCGCTACGGCGCGTCGCGCATCCACAAGGTGATGCTCTCGCAATCCTGGTACGCGCAGCACGTCCCGCCCTACAAGGCGGCGCTGGAGGACGATGCCTTCAGCCTGCCGCGCGACCGCGACATCCTGGCCGACCACCGCGCCCTAGTGCTGGTCAACGGCATTCCGTCGATCCCGGCCGGCGCGCGGGCGCGCGGCCAGGCCGGCAATATCCGCCACGGCGACAGCGTGGTCGCCGCGATGCTGGCCCATTACGCGACGCGCCAGCCCTTCGTGCCGATCGAATTCCAGTCCTCCGGCCGAACCCGGCCGAGCAGCGAGGTCGGCGATGCCTTCGGCGGCGGCGGCGGATCGCGCGCCGATTTCTCCCGCGACTTCCTGGGAAGCTGATC